GTACTCCTTTCAGTACTAATTGTATATATTATAAATGAATTGTAGTCTTGTTTGTTATTCTATTTGTTACTTGCCAAAGATTTCTATAAACATTTTTTGTTCTTTTGCTTTAAACCATTTGTTTAATTTAGTTTCACAATCATCACACGTATAATACCTTGTATTTGGTAAATATCTTTTTTGTTTATCCCAATATAGTTTTACCCATTGGTCGCCACTTGTTGTTAACCTTTGGTCGTTATTATTTGCTACTATTGAATTTGAACAAGTTCTAGTTACTGGTATTGCACCGGAACATTTCCATAGTTTTTGATTTTTTGACATTTTTTAACACTCCTATTATTTTGTCTATTTTAAATTATACCACAATAAGTGGTCAAAATCAATTTGTCTATTCTATGCCGATAGTTGCGTGAATACCAAAACTTGGACTAGTTCCAGATATTGTATACGATAGTCGCCAATAATCATCAGTAACTGCACCTGCAACACTTTGAAAATCTGATCCTATTGCTGTTATATCTGTAAAGGTTATACGATCTGTTGGACTTGTAAAACTTCCGTTGTCATCTGATTGTAGTTTAAAAGTAATTGTTGGTGTTGATGTACCACTAACGCTATAACAATGTATAGCTACGTATGCTTTTTCAGCTGATGTTAAAGCACCTAATTGATACGCTGCACTATTTCCTGTTGCTGTTAAGTCGCTATCTAACGCAACTGTACCTCTTACAACAATATCTGATGATTGTGATTTAGATATTGTAAATGGTGCTAACTCGCCTACTGTACCAAACATTTGATAACTAAATAATGTTGACTTCATAAAGTAAGCTGTATTGCCTACACCTGCGTCTGGTATCGTTGTAACAACTAATTCGTTGCCTATGCTTGTACCAAGTAGTGCGTCTGGTAGGTTTGCCCCGGCTTCATAAAAACCGTCCATTGACAATGTACTATCTTTTAATCCACCTAAAAGTGATCTAAAACCACCACTATTAATTGTGGTTGCGTCTTGTTCTTCTGCTGTAATATCTAGGTTAACGCTAGTTATGTGGCTTGATAGATCATAACCACCACTAAACACTTTGCCGTCATTAAAAACATATTTAGCCATTATCTACTTCTTCCCACGCCTCATTAATATCTGGTGTACTTTTATCATCTTTTTTATACGTACCGTCTTTTTTTCTAGCACGTCTTTTTTTAATTGTAGTAGGTTGTATGTGTCCACCTTTAATTAATGACTTAGCAATATTTTCATCATCAATAGTTATAGTGTCGCCCTTGACTTTATCCATAACTTTTTTATTACCAATTATCTTATATTTCGCCATTAGCTACCTTTCGTGTACACTTGTATTTCTAAATTAGCACCTACGCCGTCAACACCGTTTAAATTAACATCAGCTGCGTAATTGCTCATATTTACTACCCTTGCGTCTGTATCGCTTAGACCAAGTGTTTTATTATTATATATTATTTGTCGTATGCTTGATGATCCACTACCTGTAACAAATGCGTCTAATTTATCTTGTGCTGTTCTACTATCTGCACGTTGTACTGCAACTAACATATCAAATGTATAGAGGTCTGTTCCACGTTGCATTGCTAAATCAAACTCTATTGCACTTGGTATAAAGATTGCTACCGGGAAGTTTATTGCATTATCTGGTACTGTGTCATAACAACGTATGCCACTTATGTTGCCAACAGTTGTTTTTAAACCGTCCCTAATCTCTGATAGTGTAGCCATTACGCCATACCATAAACTGTGCCTTTGCGAAATGGTGCAATCATACGTGTAATTTCTCTGTTTTGCTGTATATTTACTACACCGAAATCGCCGACACCTGCAACGCCCAATGGTGCGTTCCTCATTGCAAACAACTCACTAGCTAACATTAATGTAGCTTGTCGTATTTGCTCTGGCACACTTGCGTAACCCCAATTAGCTGTAATTTCTGCCCTAGGTCTGTTGCTTGAAAAATCTAACGGCCATTCGTTACTACCGTCGGATATTAATTCAATAATGTAGTAAGGATTGCCTGTTATACCACCAACTATGCCGTTTATAGGTAGCACTTGGTAGTAATTACTTGCAACGGTAACTTCATACGTTCCGTCATCATCATCATCATATTTAACAACTAAACCTGTTGTTGTACTTATATCATCTACACGAAGTCTGTATGGATCGTTTGTAAAAAACTTTCTTGCCGAAGCTGATCCGTCTGCGTAGAAGTAACGACCACAAAATGTATCAATCTGCCTACTAGCTGCATTAATTGCGTCGTCTAGTAGATCATTGTCTTGACTATCGTCGTTTGGTATTCCAACAAACGCTTTTAATTCATTTTGAGTACAGTAGCCGTTAGTTATGGACATAGGTTATTTACCTTTTTTTCGGCCTTTACCTTTGCCACCTTTCATTGTTTTACCGTAACTTTTACCTTTTGGCATTGTTACTTTTTCTTTTCTACTTTTTTTTCGGCTTTAGGTTTTGCAGTTTTTGTTTCAACTTTTCCACCTGCTGCTTTAATAGCTTTTTTAACTTGTTCAGCACGTTCGGCCTTTCCGTAGATTTCATAATGCTTTAATTCTTTCTTTAAAGCGTCTATTAAACTTTTTTTATCTTTTGCCATAATGTTCTTTCTAAGGGTTTAGTGTGTCGGTTGCCCGACACACATAAACCAATTTAATTAAAAGGTTGGTGTAACCAATCCTGTTCCAGATATTTCTGAGATACCACTTGGATATCTTCCAGAAGCAAATGCGTTGTATCCATAAACAACCATTTTTGTTGTTAATGATCCAGCGTTTGTTTCTTCAAATTTTAGTTGGAAGATGTTATCTTCAAATAAAATCATATCATCTGTTTTCATAATAAGGATACTATCCTCATTTGTTCCTGTACCCTCGTTTGTAGGTATGTTAGCGTCGGTTATAACTGGAAGTCCTAAAAGATTTCCAACTACGTTACCGTAAGCTGCTGCTTCGCCAACACCTACTGCGTTGTCTGGGTTGTTACCAGCTGGAACTACTAACGGTCTGTTAGAACTGTCAAGTCCTGCTGTAATGAAACCCCAACGTCTTGGGTGCATAACAATAGCTGTTGCCGGTGCAAATCTGTTTGAGTTTACCTCTTGAATTGCGTCGGCTAATTTAGGATAAAGTTCAGCAACAGTTGGACTTGCGTCTGTATATGTTGTTGTATTTATTGATCCTACGTTTTTTATTCCTAATGGTTGTCCGGAAGATCCAGAACCATTAATTAATAATGCGTCTAGCTTTGAGTAGTAAGCTGCAACAAGGTCGCCAAAAATGATGTTTTCTAAGCTAAAGCCCGGTTGTCCACCACGCTCTAATGCTTGTCTTGAAACATCTTGTTGACCTGCAACAGTATCAACGTTTACAGTCAATAGTGTATCGTCAATGTTAGTTTCTGATACAGCTGAGTTCTGTGTAGCTTGTTCTGCTGCTGTTGATCCAGTAGTAATTCTGGATACTTCTACTTTCATACCAAATGCTGGTAATGGTTTTTTAGGTACAGCGTTATATACTGCTGATCCTGCTCTTGCAATAGGTGCGTACTCATCAACTAAGTATTGTGGTACAACTAACCCTGTAAAAGCACCAGTTCCAACATCTCTAGCTTCAAACTCTTGGTGTTTGTTAAGTCTTTCTTGTGCTGAAAAATCGCCACTTTGTGAACGATAAGCGTCTGCCATAAAACTATGATCGCCGTCTTTACGGTACATATCTGGTTCTACAACCTCTACGACTGCTTCCCTTTCGCCCAAGTCATCATCTTCAACACCAAGTTCTTGTCTGCTTTCTTTAACTGCTTTAAGAGTTTCAGCTGCTTCTCTTGCTTCGTCTATTTTTACGTTTAAGTCCTTGATTTCAGCGTGAAGTTCTTTTGATCTATCAAATTTAGCGTCAAAATTTTCCCCTGCTTCTAATGTTTCAAGTTCTTCAACTAGACCGTCAAGTTCTGCAACTTTGCTATCTCTAGCTTCTTTTAATTTTTGCAATGTTTTTCCTTTGTGTCTTGTTTTTATACTTCTGCGTAAGGTGTAATTAATAAGTGTGATACACGGCTTTAATTACGGCGTTACGTCTTATTTGCGTATGTTATCCCTTTCAAGTTGCATTTTCAACAACTCTACTTTAGGATTACTACGCTTTTTATCAACGTCATCACTTTCAGCGACTTTATTAATAAAACTTTCTAAAACTTCTGTGGCTTGTTCGCCATTTCTTGCTTCTACTAATTCTTTGTGTAGGTTATCAAGTTCAACACCTCTAAGTTTTGCACCTGCCCAAGGATTAGCCGGGTAGGTTACAACTGATACATCAAATAATCTAGCTTCTGTAACTTCCCTGTTTTCTTCTCTTGCGTCAAAATCATCACGAATAGCTGCAAACGCAAATGACATTTCGTTTAGATCGCCACGTTTCATTGCACTAGCTATTTCTGCAACTGTTGGGTTTGACGGATCTAGTTCGGCTTTTACAAACAATCCGTAGTCATCTTCTTCTAATTCTAATGTACCACTTGATGTTCTAGCCAATGGGATACCGTCGTGATTTACTAAAAACCTTACGTCATCTTGTTCTTGTAATGTTTTCTTAAAAGCACCCGGTTTAATTGTTTCGGTGTATTGTCCTCTTTGATCTCTTACGCCGTAACCCTTGTTAAATACAGAAGCATACCCAGTAAACAACAATGTATCTTTATCATCATCATTACGTTGTTCTACTGCTGAAAATGTAAAACTTCTATTTTCGGTTTGTCTATCCATTTCTTTAAGAATAGTGTTGCGTTTTTGCATATCTATTGTTTGTGATATAGCAACTACTTTATCTATTTTGTCCATTAGCTTATACCTCTTTTTTTTCTCTTTTTTTTCGTTTTGTATTTTTTCTTTTTTTGCTCTAGGTTCTAATGCACCCTCACTTACAAGCTGTGCAATTTTTCTATCTGCCCAGTCCCCTGCTTGTGTTGGATTAGTCCAAGGATTAGAACCCCACAACAAAAATGCCACGTCGGAAGCTCGCCAA